TGGCTACTGGTAGTAGCAGGGCTAAGAAGCCTGCTGCGTCGGGCACCGGAACTAACTTCTGGGGTTCTGGCTCAAGTAGTATTAAGAAGCCTGCCGCTTCTGGTACAGGCGTCGAAGTATTCACCGCTACAGGTAGTAGCAGGGCTAAAAAGCCTAGCGCTTCTGGCGTAGGTACAAACTTCTGGGGTTCTGGTAGTAGCTCAGTCAAAAAGGCTGCGGCTAGCGGAACTGGCACAGAAACCTTTACCGCCACTGGCTCGTCAAATGTGAAGAAGCCTGCCGCTTCGGGTACTGGTTCAATTCCGGGTATCTCGGGTACTGGCAGCAGTAGCATTAAGAAGCTGGTGGCTAGCGCCACGGGTACGGAACAGTTCTCGGCAACGGGAAGTAGTTCTGTCAAGAAGCCTGCGGCATCCGGCACGGGTACAAACTTCTGGGGTTCGGGTAGCAGCGCCGTTAAAAAGCCTGCCGCTTCGGGCGCTGGCACAGAAACCTTTACCGCTACAGGTAGTATTTCTATAAAGAAAACTGCTGCAAACGGTACGGGGACTAACACTGCCGCAGGAGTGACGGGTACCGGCCAAACTACTATTAAAAAGATTAACGTTTCTGGCGCTGGCGTCGAAGTCTACACCGGCACCGGAGCCGTTAGCGCGAAGAAGCCTGCTGCGGCCGGAACTGGCAACTCTGGCGGGCTGGCCGGAACTGGTTCGGTAAGTGTTAAAAAGCCTGCGCCTCACGGCACGGGTGCTGAATCCTGGTCTGGTGCTGGCGGCGCTATTGTCAAAAAGGCAAGGTTGCTAGGAACCGGAACTCAGCAATACGCGGGTTCGGGTAGTTTGAGGATTAAGAAGCCTCAGATCTTGGCGCTTTCGCTAGCGTTCGGGACGGGCCGACTAGGGGTTACTCACCCTTATCATGGAATCGTCGCGGGTGCCGGTGAACACAATGCAACTACGACCCATGGCGCTAAATCTCATAGTACCGTGTCCGATACAGACAAGGCGAGGGGTGCAGTGTCCGGTAAAACTAAAACAGCGAGTAAGGTAGCAGGTGAGACATAATGGCAGCGATCGAAACGGGCGAGTCCTATACTTCCACGTTTGTCCTAACGGACGTAAACGGGAACTTTATCGATGCTACGGTTGTGCTCACCATTACCTTGCCCAATGGTACCACCGTTGTTCCAAGCGTTACTCACGACAGTCTAGGTCACTATCACGTCGATTACACTTTTACGCTAGAAGGCTTGTATAAATTCCAGTGGGTTTCTACTGGACCGAATACCTCAAAGACCGACTATGTTCCCGTTGCTACATTCAGGTCTATTGTAAGCATTGATGACGTTAAGGCGTTTATCAATTACGGCACTAGCACGTCCAACGAGAAAGAGTCGTTGCTGCGTCAGGTAATGATGGCAGTAACGGAACTGATCGAAGAAGTGGTCGGCATTTGCGTTATCAAGACTTTTACCAATGAAAGAATTGCTGGTGGCTATACCGTTAAGGTGCTGAAACTGCCTCACGGTCCGCTACTTAGCGACACTTCGATTACTTCCATTAGTTCTGTTCGGGCGAACGGGCCGACGTGGACTCAGGCCAATGGCGATTTCATCGTCTATCCTGATAGTGCCACGGTCGAGCTAGAGAATGCCATGCCGTTCTACTACGGACCATGGAAAGCAACATACACATGTGGCCGCGCGGTTATCTCGAATAAGATTCAACTCGCCGCTCTTGAGATTTGCTACGATATGTGGGCGACTCAACGGCCTTATGGCGCGGATCAGCTAGAGCCTGGACCTAACGAAACTGCTAACTGGGAAAACCTGGTTAGTACATACAAGATTCCGCCTCACGCGATGGCGATGTTGTCGGGCGAGGAAAGGCCGGGGTTCCGCTAATGAGTCAGCCGCTACGCATTGACGAATACACTCGTAAACCGGGGGTTTACTCATGACCGCTACCGCTACAGCCATTGACAATGTAATTCCCTGGATTGTCTCTACTCTCAACGCAGCGCTCGCCTATCCTGTATTTGACGGACCTCCGTCGAGTCTGCCCGATAACGCTGAAACTAGGTTCGCAGCAATCGGAGCAGAGTCGCCGCTGGAAACAGGCGAAGAGGCAACCCCGGTTAATGCGGCTACAATGTCGCAGGTCTGGAAGGGCCTTGGCGCTAAACGGCGTGAAGAAGAAATGATTATTAATTGTGTCGCAGTCGGAAAGAGTACGACTATCGCGGCAGCAAGAACTTTGGCGACCAGCGTTATTAATGACGTTGCTGTCAATCTTACCTTGCATCCCGGCACACTCGATACCTGGAATGCCCTAGTGTCCGATGTGATGGATACCCGATCTTTGAATGTATCTGGCGGGGCAGTGGTACAGATGCAATTTGCTATTACCGTTCGCGCCAATCTATCGTAAAGGATTTACACAATGCTAAAGCAGTACATCGGCCACCAGAGCCCGGTTTCGGTTGTTCTTGGAGGCGAAGATTTTGGTTACGTCGAAACTGGCGATTCAATCGTGGTTCCCGACGACCTAGCTAACTCCCTTTCCTGGTCCGAAGAAAACTGGGCCGCTGGTGCTTCCAAGTCTAAGGCTAAGTCCAGCACTGATAATAAGAATGACGAAAAGAGTGATGAATAATGGCGACCGGATCAGGGCTTGATGCCCAGCTAGGAACTAAAACCGAAACTACTGTCGGTACAGTTCTTGCACCAGACCATTTCTACACATTCAATAGCGCAGAACTGGCCTTTGACCCGACCTATCTGGAAGGTGACGGAATCCGGGCGACTAAGACCTTCAAGTCTATTAACCAGGTCGGTATTTCCCGAAAGGCCGCGTCAGGTAAGATTGAACTGCCTTTCATGTTTAAGGGTATGTCCTGGTGGATGCAGCATGTTCTGGGTTCTACCCAGGCTCTAGCAGTTGTGCCCGCTGGCACTCTTGCCTATGAGGCATATTTCACTCCTGGCGGTCTTCGAGGTAAGTCTTTCTCGGCACAGCTTGGTAAGCCGGAACCCATTACGGGTACTGTCCAGCCGTTTAACTACAATGGCTGCAAGGTTACTGAATGGGAAATTGCCTTTGAGGATAATGCTAACACGTTGCTGTCTATGTCGGTTGACGCATGGAACGAAGCAACCACTCCCTCCCTTGGTGCGGCTACATATATCGCGAACAACTCGCTGTTCAACTTCGGTCACGTAACTCTGTTTGAGTTGGGCGGGACCTATACTACTACTGCCGGTAAGACTACGGTAGCGAGCGGTGTCCCCGTAACTTCGGTAGTCAGTAAGCTTTCCCTTGCGGGTAAGAATACCCTGTCAACCGAGCGGTACGGACTGGGAAATGCGGGAATCAAGAAGGAACAGTTCCAGGTGGACTTTACAGGTATCACCGGAACATTTGAAGCTGAGTATAACGAATCAGAATTTCAGGCAGCTTTCCGAGCGGGTACTACTACCGGATTGCACATTAAGTCTGTTAGCCCTAACTTTATTGAGGCCGCAGTTCCTTATACGCTGGAAATCCATATTCCGACCGTAAAGATTACTAAGGCACCGGCTACTGTTTCAGGTCCCGGCCTTGTATCGGTATCGGGAGAATTCATGGTTTACGACCCTGACGACGGTAGCAACCCGCCTATTCAGATTCATATCATCAGCACCGATACGGTACTGTAAGCACTAGAAAGGACTACGAGGTTATGCCTCTAGTAACTATTCGGGAATGCCTGAATTGCGACATTGACCACGAATGGCTCTTTGAGTCGATGACTCTTAAAGAGCTGCGATTGATTAAGAAGCTTACCGGAATGGGCCAGAAGGCTTTTGCCGAAGCTGGCGATGAAGGCGATCCCGAAGCTCTTGCGGCTCTGATCTACGTACTGCACAAGCGGGACAAGATTGTGATCCCCTTTGAAGACGTAGACCTGGACTTTACTAAGTTCAAGATGGAGCCGACCGAGCAGGAGCTTAAGGAACTGGCAGCCATGGAAGACATGGACGATAGCGACAACCCAAAAGAAGAGATCGTGAATGGCCTCTAAAAAAGGGTGGGCTAGAAGCTCAGGTTCTGAGTTACGCGGCCGACATCTGGTCTATATTCGGAGTCAATATGCTGGATATCTGGGAGTTGCCCGCTAGTGTCTTTTTCGGGATGACACATCAGGTTGACGCGCAGCGGCGAGAGGCGAATAAAACGACATAGAGATGAGCGTAAGCAAATGAGAGCCCTAGCAGAATACATTAAGGCCGGTGCGGAATTTACCGCACGGGCCGCTCGCCTCTATTCCGGCGTCTGGTCGAACCGGATGCCCCGCGCTACTCACGTAGTAGTCCAGGGAAACAACGTATCCGTGCAGACTGAAAGTTCGATTGCGCCGCAGTCTCGCGCATTTCAGGGTGGCATTCGTCACCCTCTTAACTATCCTAGTCAGACGGCTGGTAACGATAGGAGCTGGGGTCCTACACCTAAGCGGCCTTATATGACGTGGGCTTGGCGCGATACGCGACTTGACATGGAAAATCAAATGGCCAAATGGGCTGAGGATCTAGCAAGGGAGAAGCTGGGATGACCACACAAGCAAACGTAGTCCTGCGCTTTTTCACTAAGGGAGATAACTCTGTCTCGGGCATTATGGACAAGCTCTCTGTCAAGAAGAAGGAACTTTCCAAGCCCGTTACTGTCCCTATCGATGCTGACGCCAAGTCTGCCAATATCACGATGGATAAGGTCAAGGCCGAAGCCGACAAGCTGAACAAAAGGCGCGCGGAATTTACCATTGACGCCAAGGACAACGCGGCTAAGTCTAAGCTTCTCGCTATCGACATTCGCCTTGAAAAGCTTAACAAGTACCTGGCACGTCCAGGCGTTGAGCTACAGGGACTCGACGGTACGCTTCTGGGCATTTACCGTATTGGTTCCGCTATGGACAAGCTGGACGGTAAGACTGCCCATGTGCGCGTTAAGTCTAGCGGTGGCGGTAGTGAGAACATTCTCTCGCGTGCTTTCGGTGGCGGCGGTGGCGGCGCATTCTCTGGACCATTCGCAGGTATTGCGGGCGTAGGTTCTGGTGCGAGTGCTGGCGTTATCGAGGCTCTGACTAGCCCGGTCGGTGCTGGTGCTGCGGCTCTTGCCCTGCCATTCATCGGTACGGGTGTCGGTGGCGCGGCTCTTGGCGCTGGCGGTGCAGCTCTCGCGGGTGCTGGTATTGCTGGCGCTATGGGCGCTGGAACTAGTACGCCTGTCGAAATGTCCAAGGCACAGGATACTTTGCACTCTGCACAGCTTCGAGTTATCGCAGCTCAGAGTAGGCTTAACGATCTACAGCACAACAGTAAGGCTACGGTTACACAGCTAGCAGCAGCACATGCATCTTTGGCATCCGCCGAAGCCTCTGTTGCTACCGCACAAACCAATCTGGACAAGATGCCACCAGTGGCTAATAAGGCCCAG